ACGAAATCAATTTGGATCTATGCATGCTAGTCACATCCCCACAGGTGGCATGGCAGTCAAGTTCTTCTCTTCCACAGTCATTAAACTCTGGTCGTCTGAAGCTGAGGCGAATGCTATTAAGGCTGGGATTAAAGTTGGCGACAAGATCATTGAACAAAGGGTTGGACGACCAGTTAACTGGATTATTGATTACAACAAACTCGGCCCCCCAAATCTATCGGGACAATACGACTTCTACTATCAAGGGAACGTTCTTGGTGTAGATAGTGTTGGAGAAACTTTAGATGTTGCAGAAATGTGCGGCATAGTAGAAAAGGGTGGAGCATGGTATACAGTAAATGGAGAACGTTTTCAAGGACGTGCAAAGGCTGTAGCGTATTTAAAGGAAAATCCAGATGTTGTAGACAAATTAATCGGAGAGATAAATGCCAAACATTAATGAGTTTCTTAATGAGCCAGAGAAAATCTTTGCTCCCGAACTTGAAAAGATGGGTGGAGTAAAGCCCTGCAGCAAGTGTGATAAAAATGCAGAAGAATATTTTTGGGATGCAGTAAACATGATCATATTGTGGGAGTGCCCTGACGGACATAAAAATTCCTACTCGGTGGGATAATGTCAGAAAGAGCAGAAGTAAAACGTGACGGGGCTAAAGCTCAAAAGAATAGCGGAAGAGGAGATTATCAAAAAGGTGATGCTCAATGGAAGCAATTCCTTGTAGATTATAAAGAGGCTGGAACATCCTTTACTTTAAACAAAGATAACTGGGCAAAGATATGCACAGATACCTTTAAGGTAAATAGAGATATGTATCCAGCATTAAAGATTATTATAGGAGCAGAGTCTAAGGTTAGACTAGGCATTATTGAGTGGTCAGTTCTTGAAGAGTTGATCCAATTTTGGGAGGACAAGCATGAGTGATAAGAATACTCTAGAACTTATTAGCGAAATAACAGAGTTTAATGACCTTCATGAGTTTATGAAGGATGAGCACTTAGACAAAGCGTTAGCCATTGTTGTAAAGCTTCTTATGAACCCTGATGTTCCTTCGGCAAAGGCTCCTATGCTTATTATGGAACTACAGGCTATGTCAACTAAGTTTGCAGTAATGTCTTCTATCTATTCAACTATTGCTAAGGATAAAGCGGGCACAGTAAATAACAATAAGAAGAACGTATATTATTCAGTAAAGGAGTCCATAGACAAACTTGTAGATGCACTTAAGTATGTCGTTAGGTATAATTCATAAATGGCTAGAGAAATTGTAAAGAACCTTAAATTTAAAAAGCACACAGGAAAGTTCTTTGATCCTGAGTTGTTTGCTCAGTTGCTGGATGAGTCATATCGTAATACTAAACGAGCAGACGGAGAGATGACTAAGAAGTCATTTAGTCCAAGTTCATTAGGCTATGGTCATGGTAAGTGTCCTAGATACTGGTACATGGCATTCTCTGGCGCAGTCTTTATTGATGATAACGATGCAGTCGCCGTTGCCAATATGGCACAGGGAACTCAGGCGCATGAGAGACTACAGAAGCTTATTTCTACTATGCCAGAGTGGAGAGCGGAAGAAGAAGAAATTATTAATGAGTATCCGCCAATCAGAGGCTTCATAGATCTTATTATGGAGTACGATGGCGAGACAGTAATTGGTGAAATTAAAACGGCTAAGCAAGAAGTATGGGATACTAGACAATCAGAGATGAAGCCTACAGATAACCATATGCTACAGCTATTGACCTATATGAAGCTAAAGAATGCTAAGGAAGGTTTCTTTTTGTATGAAAACAAAAACACTCAAGAGGTTCTAATTATTCCAATCTCTATGAATGAAAAGAATACAAAGATTATTGAAGATACATTTGCGTGGATGTGTGAAGTCTGGGATAACTTTAAGGACGGAGATCTTCCTAAAAGACCAGAGGGTGCAACTAAATCAAAGATGCCTTGTACCTACTGCCCAGTTAAGAAAGAGTGTTATGCAAAGGGTGGCCCAGTAGGCACTGTTGATATTGATTTATTTTCGGTATTTAGTAAATGATATGCGCTAACTCTGAATGCAAGAAAAACTTTGAGCCAAAGACTCATAATCAAAAGTACTGTACAGATGAGTGTTGCCGTGTTGCAACTAATAGACGAATCATGGAAAAGTATTATGAAAAGAAAGCAATTAGAAATGGTGCTGCGAGACCTTGTTCAAGATGTAAAGCACAATTAAGTAGATATAATAATACTGAGCTATGCTCAACATGCGAGAAAACTGTAAATGAAGACACAAAGAATAAGCTGTTTAGGATGATCAATGACATTAGCTAGTTTAAAGAAGACACAGGCCAATAGAGTATTAGGTATAGATGCCTCAACTAACTCTATTGCTTTTTGCTTGATGGAAAATGATGTCCCCTTAAAGTGGGGCAAGATTAACTTGTCAGGCGAAGATATCTATGATAAGATTCATGATGCAAAGGTCAAGATGGCCTTAATGCTAGATGAACTAAAGTCAGACTATATTGTTGTTGAAGGTGCAGTGTTTGTAAAATCTGCAGATGCTGTAATTAAACTATCATATGTTTATGGAGTTGTTATTGCAGAACTAATGTCTACTGGAGCAAAGGTTATTACAATAGCCCCATCCTCTTGGCAGGCATACATAGGAAATAAAAATCCTACCAAAGAAGAGAAGGCGGCTATCAGATTAAAAAATCCTGGATATGCAGACTCGTGGTATCAGAATCAATTGCGTAATATGCGTAAGCAAAGAACAGTTGACTACTTTAATAAAAAGTACAATCTATCACTAACAGACTTTGACGTTGCAGATTCATTTGGAATTGCACATTATTCTAATAGTATATTGACAGAACGATGAAGCTATATCAAAGCAAGGATTGGCTGCATAGAAGATATGTAGTTCAAAAGAAAACGGTAACAGAAATTGCCGAAGAGTGTAAAGTCTCTGCTATGACCATACAGAGATACCTAGAACAGTTTCAATTAATTAGGAGAAGATAATGCTAAAGGCGGTATTTGAAGATGTTGGAAATTTCAATTGTAGTGATTTATATTTAAGATCAGTCGGTGCGCCAGCAGGCAATAAGATATGGTCAGCATGCCATGAAATTGCACACATGTTAATTGAAAAGAATATCTCATATGGCAACTCCGCTTTAGAGCCAGCGAGAATATTTTCAACGGCGGACTCAACAGAGCAATTAAAAGTTCGTATTGATGATAAATTAAATAGGGTAAAGAATAACCAGGGATATGCTGGAGACAACGATATTGATGATTTAATTGGATATTTAGTCCTATATAAGATTGCCAGGGCTAATTCTGATTGACATTTTAGTCGACTGAAAGTATACTGTATTAATGAGCGAAATAGAATTGTCAGAGCATTTTGACAGAATGAACAGGGTAGTTGAAGAACTTCTAAAAGGAAGCACACCCACACAGATCGCCGCCACCACTGGGATACAACGCAAAGAGGTCCTTGAGTTAATCGACGATTGGAAAGACGTTGTACATAATGATAGCAATATTAGAGATCGTGCCAGAGAGGCCATCTCAGGGGCGGATCAGCACTATGCCATGCTTATCAAAGAGGCGTGGAAAACAGTAGAAGATGCAGATCAAACAGGTCAGCTAGGAATAAAGTCTGGTGCATTAAAACTTATTGCAGACATTGAAACTAAAAGAATTGCAATGCTTCAGTCTATTGGGGTGTTAGAAAACAATGAGATTGCATCACAAATTGCAGAGACAGAGCGTAAGCAAGACATACTTGTTAGAATTTTAAAAGAGACTACATCAACATGCCCTAAGTGTAAGATGGAAGTAGCAAAGAGGTTATCTCAAATAACTGGAGTAATCGAGTCAGTCCCAGTAGAGGAAGCCGATGTCGTTTGATTTCAATGATCTTATCGACATGCTTGACGGAGAGGAGTTCGATGAAAAACCAGTCGATCTTAAAACGTTTGTTAGAAGTCCAGAATACCTTGGGCTTCCAGAACTTTCCGATTACCAGTACACGCTTATCGAAAAGAGCTCGCAGATCTATAAAGAATCAACTCTCATCAAATTATTTGGAGAAGAAGAAGGAAGAATAAGATTTAAACAAACTGCTAATGAGGTTGTGGCACAGCTAGGAAAAGGATCGGGTAAGGATTACTGCTCTACTATTGCAACTTCATATATAGTATATTTACTATTATGCTTAAAAGATCCAGCCACATATTACGGAAAGCCTCCAGGGGATAGCATTGATATTATTAACATTGCTATTAACTCGCAGCAGGCAAGCAACGTATTCTTTAAAGGATTTAAAACAAGAATTGAAAAGTCCCCTTGGTTTGCTGGTAAGTATACCGACAAGGCCTCGGAAGTTAAGTTTGATAAAGCAATAACAGTACACTCTGGTCACTCTGAGCGTGAAGCTTGGGAAGGATATAACGTTATCGTTGTTATTCTTGACGAGATCTCTGGCTTTGCAATTGAAAACACAACAGGCCATGACCAAGCAAAAACAGGTGCGGCGATATATGATATGTATCGTGCATCAGTAGACTCTCGTTTTCCAGACTTCGGTAAGGTTATTCTGCTTTCATTTCCTAGATATAAAAATGACTACATCCAACAGAGATACAATGCTGTTGTTGCAGAGGTAGAGACGGTAGTCCGTGATCACAAGTTTAAGATGGATGAAGAACTTCCAGACGGAACAGTAGGTAATGAGTTTGAGATCCAGTGGGAAGAAGATCATATAGTCTCATACAAGATACCAAAGGTTTATGCATTGAGACGACCAACATGGGAAGTTAATCCAGTAAGAAAGATTGACGACTTCAAGGTTGCTTTCTTTACAAATCCGCTAGATGCGTTATCACGCTTTGCTTGTATGCCACCTGATGCCGTTGACGCATTCTTTAAATCAAAAGAAAAAGTTGAGAAGGCATTTAACAAAGCACACTTAGCTGTAGATAACTTTGGTAGACTAGAAGAATGGTTCTTGCCAGATCCAGACAAAGAATATTTTATACACGTTGACCTTGCTCAAAAGCATGACCATTGTGCAGTTGCAATGGCACACGTAAACAAATGGGTTAATGTAAAAGTAACAGACACCTATTCTCAACCAGCACCAATTGTTGAGATAGACGCCGTTAGATTTTGGACCCCAACAAAAGATAAGTCTGTAGACTTTACAGAGGTTAAAGACTATATTCTTTCATTAAAAACACGAGGCTTTAAAATTCGTGTATGTACCTTTGACAGATGGAATTCACATGATATGATGCAACAACTAAAACAATACGGCATCAATACAGAAATTCTGTCTGTCGCTAAAAAGCATTA